ATCTACCCATTACATAATGGATGTTTGCGACGAAGTTTGTGGGATTACCAGAGGTTTCCTCTACGTAATTGAACACAACCCATTCGCCAGCGTCAACCCACCCGCCGTTAGCAATTACGCCAACTTTGGGAGTAGCGTCAACCCAATCAGCAGTTGAACCACCCAGTATATCTGAAAGAGTGCCGTTCAAAAGCGGTAAGTCTGCGTTTGAGTACTTAAGCAACTGTCCAGTGAATGAAGTCCCACCAGAAGTTGTTGCGCCGTTTACGCCTGAAAAGGCAACGATTTGAATCCCGCCACCAACTGCATCTAACGGTGCTTGAAAAGCGTATATTGCTTCATTCCCAGCGGGGTCGCCGATAGGGAGAGCAACGATATTTACATTAAACATTATATTCTCCTTAACTCGGTGCTTGACAGTCAGAGATAATCTGAACGCCGAAGGTTGGTCGCCACACACCATAGGCATATCGGTGAGTTCCGTTAAGTTCCCACGCTCGCCTTGAAGCGTCGCGCTGAGGTTCTACGCCAATCGACTTGCGAAGGTCATAAGCCATAGCGTCCCTTGCAAACACAGCCGCGTAACAGTCGTCAGAGGTATTGACGGGCATATCTGGGGAAGTGAAAATTGGTACTCCCGCGACCTGTCCTACATACCACTTACGAGTTACTTCGTCTGTGAATTGAGGTGCTTGTGCTATTGACGCCCCTGCGATTGAGGCTGTATTGGCAATTGCGTGCCATTGGTATTCGTGCATAACCAAAGAAAGAGGTATAGCTTTGTTCTTGACAGCTACCCTTGCATTGGTAATTGCGGCGAACACATAAGCCCAAGTCATTGTTGAGCCAGCCGCGCCTACTGTGCCACCAGTTAGCGAGCTAAATAGCCCATAAATGTTCTGTGAGAGCTTGTCTGACATTCCAAAACCCAACTCACTAGAGGCGTCTGACATGATATTCTCAGGTGCGTCTGACTGCGCTCGTTTGTCGGTAATCAGGAATTGTGCGCCATCTTCAATTGGTGTCAGTGTTTCGCCAGCGGAGGGTGCGAACCCTTGGCTTGATAAGTCGTCTGACTCTCCAACCTCGTTGACAGTCACCTCATTATAATCATAGCGTGTCCTGTCGTTTCCACCAGACATATCACTATACCCCTTGATAAGTCTAGGAACAAACGCGGTTTCACGCAAGATAAATGCGGCGTCTTCTTGCACAGCCTGAGCAATAGCCGAAATGTCGGTAAAGGTGTTAATATTTGCCATCGGTTATAAAACTCCTGTTAACCGAGTCCGTACTTATTTAAGTCCGTACCGCCCTAGCTTTTGTTCACGGCTTTCACCTTGAACAACGCCACCTGCGGGTTTTCTCGGTTTTAGTTTAGGTGCATCTTCTTTTCCGAGCAAGTATGGTTTGTCCTCTGACAGTTTAGCCAACGCTTCTGCAACATTCTCAACGTCGTCTGCTATGAATTTGCTTGCGTCTTTCGGGTCAGCGAAACCTAGCTTGGTTGCTTCGGTAATGACTGTGTTATCTCTACGTTCTTTTACCAGTGCGGTTTCTGCTGTTTCTTTTGCCGTTGTTTCTGTCTTGAGGTCAGTTTGAGCCTTTTCAAGTTCAGTCATGCTGTCGCGCTCGATGGTTTCTAATTGCTTCAACTTTGCATCGAGTTCGTCTTCTGACTTCAAACCGTATTTTTCAAGTAGTTGGCTTCTGGCTCTGTTCTTTCGTTCTGTAAAAGCGCTGTCCAGTTTTGCCTGTGTCATTGTGACGGTTTTTTCTTCTTTTGGCTCTGCCGTGATTTTTTCAGGTGGCTTTTCTTCCACCACAGGTTTCGTTTCCTTAATTTTCTCTTGCTCTTTCTCTTTTGCCATTTTTATTCTCCCAGCTTTACCCTGCTGTAAGGTGATAGACACGCCTAAACGTGTTGAATAAACTTAGCGATTCGGATTGTAACATAATTCAAATAACTCGCAAATATGGGGTGTTTTATTTTTTGCCCCCCACATCCACCGCTTTATTTTCTAGGAATTTAACCATACACCATCCCCGTTGGGGAAAGTCCTTGCCCTTATGCTTTACGACACAACTAACCCTAGCAAATTTCATGCCCTTATACTTCATTGTCTTTTCGACTTCGACCACTGTGCCAACCGCAACAACCCCAGTCATAGCGTCTGGGCGTCTATATTTCGCTTGCGAAGCGGGGGATTTCCACAGATAAACAGCTTTGTCCTGTGGGTGAACTATTGTGTCTTTCACGGGTTGCCAGTAAATGAACTAAATACACCACTTGGCGTTATCGTTCCCCTTACTACTATTGTTTCAGGGTTATTTTTATGTTCAAGCCACCTGTCTGCATTTCTGTTCTCCAATTCAAAGCGCGCTTCTCTGGCTTCATGTCTGTTTGGAAACAAAAACTTATATAGCTTGTTATTCTCAACCTTTCTCCATCTTTTTGCGTGATAAGTGAGCGCACTAAGGCGTGGATAATCAGTTATTTGAAATCTCTCGTTTTCTGGAACTATTGAACCACCAAATATTCTGCTCATGCTACCCTCCGACTAAATTCTTTTGACTCGATTCAATTCTAATTTTACCATAAATATCGTTTTCTACCTCAACGCTATAATCATTCAATGTGGTAGTGCCGTCTAACATGGAATCGTATTTCAGGTCGCCAGCCATTTGTCTTTTTGTTGCCTCTGATTGTTCATTCCACCAGTCATTTCCTGTCTGTATTTCATAGTCCACACCTTCAACAACTGGCAACGGAATACACCAACCGCTATCGTGGTCATTCAACGACTCCGAAATTGGGTATATATTTCCATGCTGAGAAATGCAGGAAAGACAAGAGGCAATATCAAGCGCAGAAATCCACATCCATTTTTCAATCCCATTCGCTACATAGTCAGTCCTTAGAGCTTCTCTAAAACTCCAACCCTGAACAGTTCGTGTAAATCTAATAGCGTCTGCAAGAGGCAAGCCCAGAAGCGACGAAATTCGCAGTGCGCTCGCGCCCCCGTTTATGGCGTTGGTAATAACGGCGATTGTATGGGTGGACATTTGCCCAACCTTAGTTAATAGTGGGTCTGTATATTGGGATAGTAACTGACTTGTTATTGCTGGGTCAACCGATTCAAGGACAAGCCCCAATTCTTCGCCAACCAGCTTTTGAAAATCTGGCGCAATTCCAGCCCTCATAGCCAGTGCAACGCCTAGTAAAATCTTTGCACTCAAAGAACCAAACAAAATATTCTCTTGGCTCTGTTCTTCCAACTGCCCTTTTAACCAAAAAGAGTAACCAGAGATTTCTTCCTCTAATCTAACAATCAGTCTTTGGTAACTGGGGAGGTTCGCTATCTGTCTGGGGCTGGGGTTCTTCAATTTCAATAGGTCGTTCTGTAACGAATCTAAATCGCCCTGCAACCTGAACAGTGCTTTTGCGTACTCCCTAGAAAGAGATAGCAAAGCCCTCCTGTTTTTGTTGTCTATCTGGTTTCGTAGCTCAATCAGTTTTTCAAGAATGGCAGACATTAGCCCTGCCTAGTAAGCGCATTAATAAGTGCCACGCCAGCATTTTCGTCTGATTGTGCTTCGCCCTCCATTTGCTTAACTTCCTCTTCATAGTCATGCCCTCTTTCTTCGCTGGCTGTTTTCTTGCTAAGTAGCCCAGCGGTGACTTCCTGAATCAGTACGTCTGACTCGTCTTTTGTGTTTTCTGGTAACAAGTTCTGTGACCAAATAACTTCGCTTTCATAGTCTTTCTTATCCTTGTTGATAGCCAACATTCTGCGGTTTGTTTCATTTAGCAATTCGCCATATGAATCTCTTTTTACCGCCAGCTTTTGTAGAGCGTCCTGATAAAGAACTCTAAGCCCGAAATTGGTAATCTGTCCAATCTTGTCGCCCAGTGTAGTAATGTCAACTGTGTCTGTAATAGAATAAAACACCCTTTCCAGATATTCTTGGAATTTCATGGACGAAGCTAAATCGCTGTCCATTTCAAGATTCCACAAATTTCCTTTTTCATTAGGAATAATAAACATTGTGTCTGAGCTAACATCTTGTAATGTGCTTTGCTTGAACCCTTTGCCAACAGTCTTTGGGTGGGCGTGGTAACGAATAATCTTGGCTATATTAGAAGCAACATAATTCATTTTATTTTGCAGTCCAACAACGTCGTCAAGGTCTGATAAACCGTAAGGTGACTCGTCGCGTGGCAAATTCTGGACATGGTTGATTGGGGGGAAATCAAACTCCCATTTCTTGTCATCTTTTGCCACTGTCGCCCACTTGTTGTCTGTCGCGGTGTTGCGCTTCCAGACCTGAATTTTCCAGCCACCATCGTTGGGTTTTCCACTAATGAATTCCTCTTTTGGGTGAAATTCCAGACCATCCTTAATGGTGATTTCTTTATAAACGGTTTCAACTTGTTTCTGATTTATAATCTCTATCGACATCCACATTTGGCGATATGCCCATACGGTTTCTATGTCCTGTGGGTCGGTGAAAATTCGCATAAGTAAAGGATTGAGAGAAACAAGTCTTGGAATACCCGTTCCATACCCATTAGGCAAAATCTTCAAATAACCCGTACCCTTCGTCCCGCCAGTCTGGGCAAATTTAAATAATAGGATTGCTTTTTTATTCCTACGCCATATTAAATTTATTTTTTTCGTCGCGTCGTCGTTTGTCACCAATTCCCCGTCTTTTCCTGCCTCGCTGATTGTAAATTTAATTCCCTTGCCGAACAGCAGGGAAACGGACTTGTCAATAACTTTGGACGACAGGTTGATGATAATATTGTCGTCT